GGGAAACGTGGGCTCGGCAAAGTCCTCGTCAAGAAGCGCGAATCCTTCGATCGCGATGACGTGCCGGCCGTCGCCGCCAAGCGCCCACGCTTCGCACACGCGCACGGCGTCGGGGTTGTGCGCGTCAAGGAGTCGGCTCGTGCCCTGCTTGTGCGCCATGGGCGCGGCCATGATCCTCGCCTCATGTTCGGGGAACATCTGCGCAAGCACGCCGCGATCGTAGTCGTCCACGTAGTACAGGCGGCGCGGCAATCCGCCGTTGCATTCGGCCTCGCGAAGCTTGACGCACCACGGTTTCAAGCGCTCGAAGTTGACGCGCGTTTCGTCGGCGCTGACTTTGACCGCGGCGAATCCGCACAGGAGCGCGTCACGCGCGGCCATGTCGTCCAGTTGATCGATGCGCTCGGTGGCGAAAAGGCCTTCAATGAACAGGCTTCGCGTTTTTGCCGCGGCTCGCGTCGAGTAGTTTCCGCTTGTGCTGACGGCCTGGGGGAGCACGCGGTTCCGCACGATCTTCGCGTGGATCGTGTCGAGTACGCGGCGGTACTTGTTCGGCGCCAACGCCTCTTCGTCAAGGCGTCGGTACGGGCTGCCGCGGCGTCCGTTGGCGGGAAGCTGTACGTCGTACTGCTCCAGATACCGGGCGTAGGCGTCGAGGCGCGTCGCGTCCTCGTCGTCGATCTCGTGAACGGTCGCCCAAAGGCCCGCGGTCGGTTCGTCGAGTGTCCACCATTGTACGCTTTGCGCTTCGTGCATCTGCCTACCATCTCCGTGCGTTGTTCGATCGTTGCGCGTTGGCTTCGGCGGCTGCCTCCAGCTTGCGTGCTTCCGCCTCATACCACGCCGCGCTGGTTCGGTCATCGGGCGTCGCTCGCTTGTCAAGCACGAACTGCGCACAAGCAAGCATGAGGCTCGGGACGTAGTCGCAGTGCCGGCCGTCGCCTGCCGTTGGAAGGTCTAGGCGCACGCCTTGGCTCGTGACCGCGCGGCGCACGCGAAGCACGTCCTCCCGCAATGCAGGATCGGCGTGCATTTCGATCCGGCCGTCGATGAGATCGGAACGGAAGCGCGCGGCCTGCTCCCATCGATCGCGGCTCGGTGTCATGCGCGGGTAAAGCGCGAGTCCGTGTTGCTGCGCAAGCTCGGTCAACGGGTCCGCGCTCCATTGGTCGCACCACACTTGAGCGATCCGGTACTTCCGCGCAATCGCGGCGATCTCTCTGAGCACGTCGCCGGAAGCAAGCGGCGCGTTCTTGCTGCCGATCCATTGACGCGCCATGTCGATGCGGCGGCGCTGGCCGTCTCGGCTCATGATGATGAGCGTCCAAGCGTTGCCGCGTGTCGCCGCGTCCATGCCTGCCACGTAGCTGCGTTGGCCGTCCGGCTCGATGTCTCCTGCTGCGCTGCGCGTGGCGCTCGCCACAACGTCCGGCGGTACAAGCGCGGACTCGGGCGCGGCGAATTCGGCGGCGCAATCGACGCGGTAGGCGTCCGGGTCACTTTTCTGAAGCTCGGCGCAACGGCTCGGCGTCCAAAATACCGGGTTCATCTGCGGGCCTGTTGCGCGCACCACAACGCGCTGCGCGGTGGGTTTGCGCCAGTCTTCCTGCACCTGCTCGAAGATCGGGCCGAACGGCGCCCACGGGCTGCCCGGTGCCAGGATCTGCGCGCCTGGAAGGAGGCGCCCAAGCATGACGCGGCGCGTCTCGTCGAAGTTCACGATCGCATCCGATTCGCCGCCCATGCGCGCGGCCTCGTCGATGATTAGCCCCGCGCTCCACCGGCTGATGAGGCCCTCGCCTCCGCGCCTGCCCGCCACGGTGCAAATCTCGATCGGCCGTCCGCTCGGATGACGAAGGCGCACGCTGTCAAATCGCGGCTCGTCAACGAGAAGCTCGCGAAGCACCGGGCTCGCCATGATGGATCCAACAAGGTGATGCTGCGCGACCTGCGCGAGATCGAGGGTGAGGCTTAGCACCGACACGCGCGGGATCTCTCCCGGTCCAAGGTGCTCGCATTGGATCGTTTGCGTGGCTCGCACGGCCGCGGCTGCGCATAGGAGCGTTTTCGCCGATCGCACGGCGGCCACGATCGTCACCTCGCGCGGGCGCACACCGACGATGCCGCGGCAATCGCCGGCGGACTCAATTAGCTCCGGGCTCGTTGCGTCGAGGTCTGCCGCGCCGTCGATGAGGCGCGCTAGCTGCCTCTGTAGCGGCGTCGCTGTCGTCAACGCGAAGCCCTGCCGGTGCGTCAACAACGCCTCCAGGCTCCCCAGTACCTCCGATCTCTGATGCCGGAAGTACGTCGCGAGTAGCGGCGAAGCGCAACCACTCGACGCGCGCCCACGGGATGAGGGTACTCGCCCCGTCCTCATGCGCGATGAGGATTCCCGCTGATAGCTCGGTCACTCGCGATCGTTTGATCTCGAACGTGTCCGCCATTTTCCCGTCGAGGTGGATCCCTGAAACTAGCCTGATCGTCACCATGCGCGCACTCTCTCCTTAGTCTCGTTGCGATGCCGTTGCCTCGAAGGTCAAGCGGTACAAATGCGAACCACGGCACGCGTCCAATTGACGCGCACCAACCGACGATCGCATCGTCGTCCGTCGCGGAACACGCGATAACGATCCGCGAGGCTGCAAGCAACGAGCGCACAACGAGCGCGAGATCGTCGCGCGGTACGCTGCGCACGAATCGCGGTACCTGACGCAAGGCGGTTGCCGCGATGTACGCCGCATCGGTCTCGCGGGCCTCGCGAATTGCAATCACTGGATCGCTCCAACGTCGCTCGCGGTCGATGCAGCGTCACGCGCGCGGCGCGCCTTTTCGGCCACGACCATGCGCTCGAGCTCTTCGATCGGGATCTCCGCAAGCTCCGCGATTTGCGCGGCGCGCTTCTCGCGTTTTTGGTTCTCCCACGACATATCCCGCTTACCCCACTTCGGCGCGTGCTTGCGCTCCAGTAGCCATGCTGCGGCGGTCCACGTATCGTTCGCTGCCCTGCGAATTGTCGCGACAAGCGAGGCCTCGGACTCGCCCTCCGCGGCTTTCATTCGGTCCAGGAAGTCCAAGTAGGGCTGGTGGCCCTTGTTCGCCAACGTTACCCATTCTTTGAGGGTGCGCACCTCGACGCCTGAGTACTTCGCCGCGGCGCTGCGATAGTTGCCCATCTTCAGCGCTGCGATGATTTTATCGGCCTTTTCCGGCGTCAACGTAAGCGGGCGTCCCATGGCCTACCTCAGAACGGCACAGCGGCGTTTGCCGCGTTCCGCTCCACCGTCCGCCGTTGCTGGTTTTTGCGCGCGATCTCTCGTCCGCGTCGTCCCGCTTTGCCCTTGTATCGTCTTTCCCATGATCCGCCTCTTGGCTGGCGAGGTACTGCACCAGTATATAGTAATACGTCAACGAACGCAAGAACGAAGACGCCCCGTGTCTCGATGCTACACCGTAACACGTTAACTGTACGCTAAACGATCCCGATCTCATTTCGATCGGGATCGTTTTTTCGTTGACTCCCTCCCCTCTCTCCCCCTAGATCCCCCTCTCGTCTCTCCCTCTACCTCTGTTCCCTTCGGTCACGAGATCGAGATCAGACGCGCGCGCGCGAGGGCTAGGCCTTCGACTTTGCGCAGCTCGCGCACCACGTTCGCTCGAAGCGGTCGCGATGCGGGATCCATCCCTCGGGCCATTGCACGCGCAACGGATCGCCCACGGTCTCGATGCGCGCAACGCGGTTGCATCGCGCGCATTGCCATTCGGCAAAGGATCGGCTTGGCTCGCTCATGGTCGATCCCTGAGCGCGTCGCGTTCCGCTCTGACTCGTAGGAGCTCCTCTGCGAGCTTCCTGCGATCCGCGCAACAGTGGCGGTGCCCGTCGCAGGGTGCGCCGGTGTCGTGGGCTGCAAGCTGCGAGCGCGCCTCGTCGCGCTCCCACATCGTTGCGCGGATGGTTTCCGCCGCTGCGCTCCAAAGGGTGTACGGGCCATCTTCCGCCTCTCTCATCGTCCACGACTTAGTTTCGTGTGACCACGTAGGAGCGAGCCGCTGGAGCTGAACAGCGAGCGTTGGTTGCGCTGCCTCCAGCTGGCGCACACGCGCAATGAGCGCAGGAACGTCGGCGCGTGCGGAGGCGATGAACTCCGCATCCTTCTCGTTCGCGCTGGCAACGGCGAAAACGCATATCGCTTGTCCGCTGTATTCCGGCGCGACCTCCCCCACTATGTCCGTCGATGGGTCGGCGATGTAGCGCCGGTCTCCGTATGAAAAGCCCCAAGGGCCTTCCGTCGCTGCGTTTGCGCGGCGCTCGATTCTGTCAAGGTTCATCGGGGCTCCCCCCCCGCCATAGGCGGGAAGTGCTTGTGATCTGGTAACGTCAAGCGCCGGATCTCGTCTGCGCGCTCGAAGCCCAGCGCTTTTTTCGCCCATTCCGCGATTGCCTCGCGCGTGTAAAATCCGCCGGCTACGTATGCGACGTGGCGGATCTCTCCTCGCTCCAGCTGCGCGATGAACACCTTGGGGGCGAGTTCTGCGAGTGCAGCGCGGGCTTCCTCGCGTTCGCGCGCCATTGCGTTGATCGCGGCCAATGCGCCGTGGAGCGAGCTGACCGCAGCAAGCTGCGCGCGGGCTTCGTCGCGTTCTTTGGCGATGGCGCAGAAGTCAGAGGCGCTGCACTCGCAACGCCGAGTCGCCCACTCCTCGCGCGCCTCGTCGCGCTCGCGCCGGTATCCATCGGACAGCTCGGCGAGGACGGCAAGCTCGTCGCGCTCGCGGGTCATCTGCTCCAGCCTGTGCTGTAGGTCTAGTAGGTCGGTCATGCTTGCTCCCATTGGATGCGGGCCATGAGTTGTTCGGCGTAGAGCCGGACCTCGGCAGCGCGCAGAGCAGAAGCGAGCCCGCCCTTGGCAACGAGCCGGTCGAACAGCTCAGAGCCGACAAGGACGCGCGCGATCTCTTGCTTGGTCATGGTTCGTCTCCTGCAACAGCCTTTGCCTTCTGCTCCCTGCGAATGCGTAGGCGCTCGCGACACGCCTCGCGGTGAGCGAGCTGGCGCTCCACGTCCAGCCTTGCCTTCTCCGCCCGTTCGTCTTTCGTAGCCTCCATCCACGCAGCGTGGTTGTCCGCCGCCTGCTGGCGATCCGCAGCACCCCGCTCGTGCAGCCATGCCTCGCGTTGTTGCAGCTCGATTCTGCGCAGCGCAAGACGCGACGCTTCCTCAAGCTCCTCTTCACTTGTCGGATCGTCCGGCGAGTCGCACTGACGAACGCCATTCCACTGTATCGACCCCTGTTTTTCGGCCATCTGTAGGTATTGAGCAATCGTGTGGAGGAGCTTGCGCTCGCGCGTGGTCTCGCGCGTTCGCGCCGCCCAGGTAGCCGCCCACTGTTTCTCAGTGGTCTTCATATCTCGCTTTGCGCCGAACCAGCGGCGCATCGTGCCAAGCAGCGTTGGCCACATATACAGGTCTTCTATGCGGTGCTCGGTCATGGTTTCCTCCACGAAGCATCTAAGCATTGGAGAAAGAAGCCATCAAGGAAAAAGATACCGACAGTCAACGGATAAGAGAGCCAACGAAACAAAGCGTGCAGAGTGCAGATAGGTACCGCAAGTCTACAGGGAATGTAGAGGCGAGTTGTAGAGTACAGGTAAAGCAAGCAGTGACGAGCCAGTAAGTGTAGGGCGTAGAAGTATTTTGAGGGAGGATGTCGAATCTGACTTGTATAACACCGTCATCTGTGAGCTTCTGGAACCGCAGGGGAGGTCTGATTCTCTCTCTCATGTCTGCGTTCTGCTACTGGCAAGTACAGAACCAGACGTCTACGTGCCATCGGCACTCTAATCGAGAGCCTAGAAGGTACGCGTACTGTTCACGTAACACGGGAACACTGGACTATGGAAAATTTTAGCGGGTGGTCCCCCCTAGGTCCCCCCACGTAAGATGTGCAGAGGGGGGTAAGCGCAATGGATTCGGGCACTTAGCGCGTAGGGGTATTACTTAAACGCCTTCACATTGGAGCGCGTGAGGGATTGCTAGAATGTTGCGCACGATTGAATCGTGAGCGACTCTATAACGCCCTACAATGCCTCCCACGATTGACCATCCCACGATACAACGTACGCGATTGAATCGCGCACAACCTTTCAGGTTCTCCTCCCCCATGGCGACTTGTCAAGCGTGACTCACGCATGAGTGACTTCGCCCTATGACTTTTCTGCATAGGCGTGACTTGAATGTCATAGTAACTATGTGCAACGCTTCCGCGCTCTTAGGTGCTTCCGCTCATTTGACCATGGCGGCGCTGTCGCGGTTGACCGTTTTTGGCCTCGTTGCCTTGCATCGTGCCTCGCGTGAGAATTGCCTGCATATCGCCTGGAAAAGCAAGTTGGCACGGTCCGTGCTCAGTATGTTCCATCCAAGGCAAGCAAGCCGCGGACGATACCGCGCCTAGTGGCGCTTCGGAGTTACGATGGATCGCGATACGCTAACAGAGTGCATCCGGTGGTCAGAGTTCCCCGCTTCCATGGTATCCATCATGGAAGGCGATGTTAGTTGCGACGTATCCATTGAAACGTGCATCGCGTGCATGGTCACGAGCAGAGAACTTGTAGCGTCTTTTGCGACTCGCACCGAAGCCGAAGCGTTCGTGTCTTCATCGTACGGCATTCATCGGCAAGCGATGGACGGCGATGATGCTCACGTCGGTTGGTGGCTGGGCTGACCCTGCCTCCCTCCCTCATCGCCATAGGGCGCGCCGACTCGCGATCGGGTGGGGGAACCGCTGCATCACGCAGCAACACCGCGCCTTTGGCGCTAAAGGGATACCATGAAAAGCGCAGAGCTTGAAAAAACCATCGTACGATGCGCGCTGCGAATGTGCGCACTTGACGCCGCCGCCGCCAGCTATGACCGACGGCTGAGAGTTGAAGAAGATCCACGAATTCTTGCGGATTTGAACCTGGAATATTCAACCGCGCGAGCGGAAGCCATCGCGGCACGTGAAGAGATTCGATGTGCATGCGCTCAACTGGAACTTGCGCAAGACTGACCCTCACTCCCTCACCGCACTAGGTGCGCACCGATTCGCGATCGGATGAGGGAACCGCTGCAATACGCAGCATAACCGCGCCTCTGGCGCCGAGGGTGCACCATGATCGAGTCAATCAATCCCCGCCGAGGATCTTCAGTCGCCGCCGTCGGTAGCGACGGGGTGCGTCTCGTCGTGTGGGGCGTCGGCGTCGACTCCGAGTCGGCACGTGCCGACGCGGAACGGTGG